CCAGAACCTTTAAACTGTACGCCAACTTGACTTAGCACACGACGCATTTCGTTTCCACATTCACGACATTCTGTAAATGCATCTCTTTCATCAATTGGTCTTTGCGATTCTGCAACTCTTTCGCAATATTCACACTTATACTCGTATGTTGGCATTGTTTTCCTCAATATTAAAGAGCAGTTTAGCCACTTGCTCAGGTGGATCCCAAGGCGTAACTATTAGCCCGTGTCCATCTACATGGACAGAACTATTATACCTTACTTGATTTTAATTGTCTTTGGCTTCTTATCTTCAGGAATTACACGATCTACATCAATATGTAGCATGCCATTCTTGAATTCCGCTCCAACAACTTCCATATATTCACCAAGCGCAAATGTGCGTGTGAATTTACGGGCAGCAATTCCTTTATGAAGAACCTCTCCAGTTTCTTCTGTTGTAACCTCGCCCTTTACAATCAGGGTTTGGTTATCAACTGAAACTTCAATATCCTTCTTATCAAATCCTGCCACTGCCAAAGATACACGATAAGAGTCTTCGTCTACCTTAACAATGTTATATGGCGGGAAAGACTGGGCCGTAGCCTCACGATGGATATTATTTAGTCTTTCTACTTCACGATTGAAGCCAATAAAAAATGGATCTCTGAAAAGATCCATAGCAAATGTTGTTACCATTTTATTCCTCCTTCAAGCGAATAAATTAATATGTGGGCCCCGTTAGGCGACCCACATATATTATATCAAATAAGGATTTTTGTGTCTAGTAAATTTTCTTCTTCTTGTCGCTCATCTTCTTTGAGTCTGACTCTGAGGCGTATAAAGCTCTCATGTGTGCCGCTGCTCTAGATTGACTTGGGTGACATCCTACAAGCTCTCCACCTTCTTTAACTACTGCAAAACCCTTGCATCCAGCAACACCCTGCTTAATTTTCCAAGGCATGATTTCTCCTAATCGTTCGGTATATTTTTTGTATCAAGATCCATCGGAATTAATCCAAGATCTTTAGCCACTTTCTTACCTTCTTCTTTTATATGTATTGTGGCATTTAAATTTTCATCATATTCAATATCTATTAAGTCCATTTCATAAAGCATTATCAAGGACTCATCTATATGACGAACATGCGATTCCCAAAGTTCTGGTGCAACTTCTTTAGCTTTTTCAGAAATGGCAAATATGATTTCACCATTCTCGTCAACGCCTTCTATTTCAACCGCACCAATTTCAATATAATGTTCTAACAACTCTGACTCTTCCTCTTCATTTTCATCATACATAATACAATTATACCCCTTATTGGGTCATAGTACAGTGGGTAGGACTCGAACCTACGATGGCCGAATTATGAGTTCGGGGCTTTAACCGACTAAGCTACCACTGCATATGACTTATTGTAATGTGCCGTCCTCATTTTTGTCAATAGTATTTTCCACTATTTGTTGGACATAATCAGAAAAATGTTTTCTGATGCTACCTGCTGGTCTTTTTCCTGCTGCCTTCCAGATTCGCTTATACTCTACAACATTTGCAAATGTTGTGGGGCACAGCTGTATTCCGTGATACTCTTTTAAGACTGTTGGCAGTGGTACATGTTTTCCACAACACTTACATTCTTTTGCCTTTTCCTGATATGTACTCATACTATTTCCATTCCATCCACTATCTCCGCTAATTCTCTCGGCATTTTGGGAGCTTTTATTAAATTCATTTTTCCATCATCATCTGACTTAAAATCTCTATCATAAATCATAGAATCGTATGTATGAACTTCTACTTCTTTATCTACATTAAATTTACTTCTACTAATAGCATTATAAATAGATCCACAAACAGCATCAGCCAAGTCCTTGGACCCCTTGCGTGGGTGATCTACTTTATCACGCATAATTTTCAGCTGCAAAAGCTCGTCTATAAGCAATTTGATATGTGGGCCAGATAGCCTATCTTCTGCTACAACCATAGCCATATCGTCATAATGCTTCTTAGCTACTGATAATGTTTCAGTATTTATGCCGTATGCCTTTAGTTGCTGCATCATATCATGCGAATTCCACCTATCAAATGTACAGACCCTGATATTAAATCCTAATGTACGCAATGATAAAATATAATCTTTAACCTCTGTAAAGTCTACTGATTTATCGGATGTTGGAGTCCAATATCTTACTGCATCTACTTCAACAATGGGAGCTGGTTGAGAATAAGTATCAGTTACTTTTACGTTAACCCATTTTTGAACATGAGCCATAGACACTGCACAGTGGTCATGCTTTTGTGCTAAGTCAACATGTAGAAAATATTCTTTATCTGGATCTGGCGCAAACCAAGATTCAAATCTTCCAAAACTATCTACGGCTATAGCCATGTTATTGAATGCATTTTCAATCTTTTCCCTTGATTTAAAGAATGCATCTATTGCTTCTGGAGGCATGCAAGCAAATCTACTCAAAGCATCTGGCATATTCTTATAAAATTCTACCTTAAAATCTTCTATCTTTTTTGTAGGATTTATGTCCCAAGTCGGTCTTTTGATTGCGTAAACTTTAGGTATAGTATACGAAATGATGTGGTCTTCTTCCCATTCTACGTATACCTCATTTCCTTCTGTGCCATCTGGCAAATCCTCGTCCATCTTTAATGTTTTGTTTTTAACTACCGTTTCTTTTTCTGCTATAACAGAATCATAAAACTTTTGAATTGGATCATTTTTAAAACGTGGAAATGAAAGCAGAATAACCTTGCCGTAGTCTGGAAAACGAGAAACAACAGATCCACGATACATATCATATATGGCATCAGCAGTCTTAGCTTGGTCATGCCCAGTTGTGTTTTCTGTGGCAAAGCCCGATATTTCATCAAGAATAACCGCTATGACGTTATAGCCTTCCCATGCTTCTCTTTCAGAGTGTCCAGAATGCACTGTTATGCTTTTATTAAATTTAATCTCAGAAGCTTTTGATTCATATTTGCCAACAAACCACGGACTTCTTTCAATTCGAGTTTTAAATCCTTTAAAGAAAACATTGTTTGCCTGCTGTGCATTGATAGCAATATTAAGAATATCAATAGAATCGCCAGGGGGCTTGCCATAATATGTAGCTGGATCTTTAAGGCACAATAAAAGATAGACTATATACGAAACAGAAATGGTAGAGCAATAATCCTTACCGCTACCTTTTCCTAGTTGTGCAATAACTTCATTGCATGTTTGTTTAAATCTTCTAGCGCCCTCATCGTGACCAAATAATTTTATTAGAGTTGATTCTTTGTAGATCTGGCTGCTTTTCTCAATGAGTGTATACTGGTGCTCCGATAGCGGAGGAAGCCCAAGGTAATCTGGCGATGTAACAAACTCTCGTAAATTGACTGGTCTTTCATCAAATTCCTCTCCGTCTAGGATATCAATGAGATCATTAAAATTAAGATCCACTTGCTTCCTCTGACTCAATTATAACTGGCTCTACTACTCCTGTTATTTGAGATAATCTTTTAGCAACATCAAGCTTACACTTAGGACAAGAGGCTGTTACTTCTTTAAGAATTTTAACAAGAATGTCTTGCTTTCTTTCTGTTTCGGCTAATTGAGTAGCAAGTTCTGCGTTATCCAAAAGTCCAACCTCTTGCAACATGCCAATTCTTTTGCCTTCGATATCTGCAATTAATTTAAGAGCGGTAGCTTTTACATTAAGTTGTCCAGCTTGGTCAGCATCTTCTACTGTTTTCCAGGCTTCTTTTATGAGCATGGCATAATGCTGATCTGCCCCTGAGATTGCTTCTTTTGCCCTGTCACGGGCCGTGTGATCGTTTCTAACGACCTCTTTCCACTCATCTATGAGTACGAGGACATCAGCCCTCTTAAAGCCCGTTATAGAGGCAATCTGGGTGGGGTTGTTACCTTTGAGTAATTCCTCAACAACTTTATTCATGCGATCAAAATGATCAGCTAATTCAATTTCCATATATACCTATTATACTTCTAGTCAACTAAAATATCAACTAGATTTAGCTATTTTATAAAGGATTAGATAGCCAATGAGATCATCAATATCATTATCCCCTGGAAATCCTTGAGCATTATTAACTCTATTTAGTTTATCGTCAATACGAACCTTTAATTGTTCTACATTGTCCGCCTTAGAAAATATTCTAATAGGATTTAATGCTGAGTCTCCATATGATCTATTCTTTTCTACAAGCATCATTGCTACTTGTAGGCAAGCATTTACTATCTTATTTCCTGATGGCGCTTCTTTGGCTACCGTCATTATGTTTTCGTATGTTGGTTTCATAGCCCCTCCGCATGTGGCATAGATTCATTTTTACTTAGAGGCGATACCTCTGTATACATTGCATGTGATGAAAGATCAGAAAGCTTTGTAACTCCAGTATAAGAGCATCCGCTTTTTATTCCACCCTTAATTTGTTCAAATATATCTTTTACCGATCCCCTATATTTAATTTTTGTTGTGATACCCTCATCAACTGATACCGTTCCACGCCAATCAATTTGAGCATCACGACTTGCCATACCTCTAAATGTTTTATATCCATCATAAACTAATCCAGGAGATTCATCTGTGCCAGCCAACATAGAGCCAAGCATAACCATATCTGCTCCTGCAGCAAATGCCTTGACGATATCTCCAGAGTTTCTTATTCCGCCATCTGCAATAATCATTGTGTTATACGGATGCTTGTCCTTGAACTCAGCACAATCAATAATAGACTGTAGGGTTGGAATACCATGACCAGTTACAATTCTAGTTTTACAAGTAGCACCGCCACCTATTCCTACACGAACCGCATCAGCGCCAGCTTCTGCAAGCTTGGCAAACCCGTGTGCGGTAGAAACATTTCCAACCATAATATTTATACCTGGATAATTAGATCTAAGATGCATTACTGCACGAATGGCAGCCAAACCATGTCCATTAGCAGTATCAATACAAAACCATTGGCATCCAACATTTATTGCATCATCTATAAACTGTGTGTCAAAGCACTCAAGAGACGAGAGGCCAACTCCAAGGCCCTCTTTATTATGAGACAGGATATCAACCTGTTGTAACTGCAACAATCTTTCAGAAGTGTCCATGTATCTATGGATAATTGCTATTCCGCCTTCATCCACAACTGCTTTGGCCATCTGCCACTCGCAAACGGTGTCCATAGGAGAGGCAACGATAGGGAGCCCATATCCATGCATAGATATATCAATATCAGATCTTGTTGGAATATCTGAATACTGTGGAACTAAAAGAATATCGTCAAAGCACAAGGACTTCTCTTCTTGAAACCTAATCATTAATTTCTTTCTACTGAACTTGAGACGAATACTGTTCGTCTATCTCTATTCCGCCAGTTTTTTCTGGTGGAAATGTGTAAACATTAAAAATTCCTTTATGCCCATTTCTAAATATAAACCAATCTGTAGGATAATCCATTCCATTTACCTTTACATATTCTATGAACTTTTTAGCTCCAGAATTTGATATAACATAGCAAAGAGTAGACCAGTCTTGGTATCCTTTAGATATATTTTCATTTATTATATCATTATGATTGAATCTTGGGAACTGATTCTTATGAACAAAAATACTAAACACATCATAATCATCTGGGCAATGTGTTAAGAACAAATTATATTTTTCCAAGAACAACTCATTAATTATTGCATCATCTTCAAATATCAATAAATTATTTAAATTATTTTCAACAACATAATTCCATGCTAAATAGTGGCTTGCAAAATTTTTGCGTTTACTGATTTTATTTCATGCCTACTTGCATTCAGCATGCTATCTATTAAATCCCTATTGTTTTTTCTTTCATCATTAATGTGTATAATGTGATAGTTAATTTTTGTTTTCTTTTTTATCAGATCAATGTCTTGCCCATAAAAATTAATAACATTCATATTTGACGGATCATGAGACATTCTTTTATAAATTTTATCTACTATGAAGCTGTATTCTTTTGAGTATTCATTAAAAGCTTTATATATTAAAGCTGTTTCTTCTGTGGCCTTAGAGTGGTTATATGATGAGCCAGCTGGATGCTTAACTATATTTTTGCTATCCCTTAGTATTATTTTATTTTTTCCAATTACAAAAGACGAGTGTACCAAGTCTATTGCCCAACCAGATACCATTCCTTCCCACCCATACTTTTTTTCAAAGTAGTCAAAAAACTGCAGCATGTCTTTTACTGTTTCTTTATGCATAAAGAACATTATTCCATTTGTATTTGTAGCTAAGGATAGATCTTTATCTAGTTCTGAAATCTTAAGGCTTGTTGAATTAAATCCCCACGGATCATTTGTAAAGTACGGGGCATACAAATAAATATCTTCATAAGTCGATAAAACATCAACTGCTCTATTAATAACTATTGACCAGTCTTCATTACTGACATCTCCGCACATAAATAACATATAGTCATTATTAAAATTAAAATCTTTTATCGCATAGTAAAACTGTCTAAAATACCTAATATCTCCAACATTAATCCATCCATCTTTCGGAGAGCCAGAATTAATTACTTTTATATCCAGGCCCATATTTTTAAATTGATATTCTATGTCTAAAGAATTTTTATAGTACTCGTCCCACGAAACAAGGTAGGGCTGGAATTTCATTGCATCCTGCCACGAATTTTTGTAGAAGATATACTAGTTGTATAAGGCACATATACAAGACCAATTCCTCTTTCATCCAGCCATTCTTGCGTAAAGGACATTTGAGCATAGTAATCCTTCTTTGCCCAATCTGATCCAACTACTATATAATTTGGGCCGACCATATCTATAGATATTCTTGAATCTTGTCCTCCGATGTTCATAACAACTTCATCAACATATCTACAAGCAAGGAGAACATCTAATCTCTCCTGCTCACTACATATTGGTTTTTTATTTTTGAACTGCCAAATAAAATCATCTGTATTTAAAGCAACAACTACTTTGCCGTCTATTCCAGCAACTTCACGACATCTTTTTAATAGATTTACATGACCAGAATGGAATAGATCAAAAGTTCCTCCAGTGTAAACTATATTCATTTTGGCAACCTTTCATATATTTCTTCAGACACAAACCAGCTATCCCACTTGGATTCTTCTGGCATAATTTGAATGTATCCTTTTTCTTTTAAAAACTCATTTATCAATTCTCTTTGATATGTATTATTATGCTCTACTGTAATAAGATTAAATTTTCTAGAAAAATCATACGCTTTTAAAATAGAATATTCGCTACCTTCAGTATCTATTGAAATATAATCAATAGTTTGTGGACAATTGTGTTTATCAAGTAAATCATTTAATGATATGGTATCTACAGAATATTTTTTGCCAAACCTTTTTCTTGTTTCTGTATGGATATCATCATAAGCATATTGATCAATTCCAGATATTCCTTGTAAGTTTTCTACTTCAAGAAAATCTATGGTGTCTCCAGTTTTATCCGATACACATAAGGTTTCTATTTTTACATTTCTTATAGTCTTTAATATTTTATTATAATGATTAGATGGCTCAACGAGAAGTCCGTTCCATCCGTAATATTTTTCAAGCATGAATGTGTTAGATAAATAAACTCCATCACATGCGCCAAATTCTACAAAGTATCTTGGAAAATCTCCAAGGCAGAAAAGCGCTAAAAGGTCTTGTCTAATTTGCGAATATGTTTCCCTTTGTTCACAAAATTCATTAAATTCTTTAATCATTTTTTAATTAACCCAAACTGAATCAAATACCTTTGTATGGTCATGGCAGAAACATTGCATTCTTTTGCAATTTCTGTTACTGTCTTTTTTTGAACTACATATCTTCTATATAGCCAGTCTCGGCTTTGATAAAATTTCATCTTTTTGTAAGCACCTCGTTTGCATAATAAGATATGCCAAAAGAGTCTGCAACATCAAAGTCTGTTATCTCTATATTAAAATTAGACTTTACCCAGTCCGCCGTTCTTTGCTTTCTAATATTACGCATCTTATTTTTATACCACGAATCTGCATATCCTGGATTAGCCTGCCTCAATGCTTCTTTTTCTGCTTTTGTAGGATTCTTATTTCCTATTTTAGATTGCCATGCAGTGGGGGAAATGGTAATAACCTTGCTTCCAGTAGACATCAATTCTGCAATAACCACGCCATAAACATATGAAAGCTTAATAACTGCATCTGGTGATCTTACCAATACTGCGCCTTCCATGGCTATATAATCACACGCTAAATCACTTAGCATTGCATGCACCTTTTTCTTAGCATCATATATTTTTTCATATATGTCAGCTCCCACAAATTCGATCTTTCCCCACTTTAATGGCTTATCATTTTCCATTAGGCAAAAAGCAACAGAATTTGTTGAGGCATCTATGCCAAGAACCTTGTGTGCTTTTACTTTTACAAGATCAGCTAATTTCATTTATCATTCCCATAATCTTTGATCTTGCTGATGTATCTTTATTTTTTTCACATACCGCACAAAGCATCGACTGGTTATACCTGCTTAATTTAGCATCGCATTTCTTGCAGGTTCGATGTGCCCCGTTGCGAATAGCTTTCTTTTCATAGTACTTTTCCATGATGCGCCTGTTTGTAGCAACTCGGCAGCATTCATCTGTACAATACTTTTGATTATGAGTTTTAGGCTCAAATTCTTTTGCACATTCTTTATTTGCACAAATCATATCTTTGAAACCTCATAAGCTTCTATCTGAACTGTTCCAGTTTCTCCAGACCAGCACTCCTTTTTTAAAGGACAATACTTACATGTACTGCTATTCTTTGCAAACGGGCGCATAGGCAGATCGCCATTTTTAAAGTTATCATATACTTCTTGTAGCCAAATAAATAGATCATCGATTATCTTTTTATTCTTATCTGTCATTTGTACTGGTATAATTAAAACCTCTTGAGTGTTTTTGTTTTCATACAAAAAGAATCCCTCGTCAGTATTTCTAATCTTCATATATGCAAGAAGTTGAAGTAGATGATTTGGTGATGGAGACATACTAGACTGCCTTGTATCCCACACCTCCTGCTTAGCAGTTTTAATTTCTCCAATTACTTCTTTGCCGTTCCAGTCAATAATTAAATCTGAAAACCCACGAATCGGAGGATACTCGTTAGTAATTTCATATTCTAAATGCTTTACTATACCAATATCTTGAATAAGTTTTTGTAGTCTTTCATGGGCCTGTGTTCCTTGTGCCATATTAGCAACAGCAATAGCATCGTTATCGTCTATAAATTCTGCTCCACTAAAAGCCATGTACCAGTATCTTGGGCAGTTACCCTTGCCATATCCAAAGCTGCTGGGGCTGAATGTATATTTCTGCATATCACCATCTGGTCTTTTGGTTGCTAAATATGCATCGTCCAACATCTTTGCAAAAGACTGTGGATCAAACTGACCCTCGTACTTTTTAAACTTTAAGTTCTTAACTATGTCTCTAGCCATTATATCTCACGACATACTTGAGAGCATCTACAAGTTTGTCTATAGACTCCTTAACAGAATAGTAAATATTCTTTTTATTGTTATTCGCTGTTCCAGCCTTATCTTTAGCTATAGTTGCATAAACAGATGCAAGCACAGCAAACTTAGTTGACATAGCCTGCAATTCAATAATTAAATGAGGTGCTTTGGCTGCTGGAACATCTGGGTTCATTAGAAGCTTGACAACTATTGCCATGGTTCGATCTAGATGTTCATCTTGCATAAAATCATGCAGATCATTAAATTCTGTAATTGTGCTTATAAGCTCAAGGCTATTCTTCTCTGTCATTCCCATACCTTTCTTCAAAGTACATTACTATAGCGCATGTAAAAAATCCTATAAAAAATCCTATTGCCAATATGCCAGCATCATTCATGGTTTTCCTCCCAAAATTTTACTAGGTCTTCCAATACAGACCACTCAATAATTGCTAACCTTGTTTTGGAATCTTCTCCAATAATAATCTTTAATGCTGGATGCATATTACGATTTACCTTAAATGTATCTGTACATACTTTTGCCCATACATCTTTGTTCAAAGTAAACGATGATTTAGATTCTTTGTAATCAACTACAAAATTATACCATTTGGCATCGCCCTTTTGATATTGTCCACGACCAGAATTCTTTTGAGCCTTTGCATTATCTCTTTTTATTTCTCCACGTTCAGACACCTATTACTCCTCTTGAAAAATGTAGTTCTGGACATATCCACTCGCCAATTCCAGTTCTTTCAGAATAGCTAACCTTATTTACAATAGCATCACATGTCTGACATTTTAATTCTGCATCTGTATAAAGCATGTTATATGATACGCCATCTTTAATTATCTTAAATTGACGATGCATATTAATTAACCTTTAAAGTGTTTGTATGACCATCTGGGCAGGTCCATGTCATAATTAATTGTGTTGGATCCCAATAAGCTTCATCAACATCTGAATCACATTTTGAGCAGGGCTTACTGCCAATTATTTTTTCTAGTTCGGCTTTATAAACAGGTTCAGGTTTTGGCCCAATAAATTCATTAATACTTGGCATCGATTTCCTCAATCAAACTATTTACGATATCTGGGTTATCTTTCAAATATTGAACAGCCTTTGCTCTACCCTGAAGTCTTTCTCCATTGATTGTATACCATGCTCCACCCTTTTCTACAATGCCACACATTTCTGCAACATCAAGAGTTTCGCCAATTCTATCTACTCCAAGAACTTCCCCTTGATAGTAAAAGTCGTATTGTCCTGAGAGATTAGGTGGTCCGACTTTGTTATAATCAATAATCCAATTGACTGGTCGTCCAACTCTTTGTTCGATAATCTTATCCCCAACTTTAACACCTGCCTTGATAGCATTTGCCTCAGCCTCGCTAGACCAAAGTTTGATAACGGTAGATGAGAAGAATTTAACCGCCATTCCTCCCGTGGGGATATGGCTGGCATGCATTGATCCGAACTGATTCCTCTGTTGTGAGATGAGTACGAGTAAAGTATTTTTGTTTGCGTAGTTAAGCATTTTAACAGCATGAGTCATGTCCTTTGCTTCGGCACCTATTTGTTTGGTATCCTCTAGTTTTTTTAACTCGCTGCTGTCTTTCTCAAAATAGATGGCTGGAAGCAATGCAGAGATCGAGTCAACTACTATTATATCAACTTCTGCTTCCATAAGCTGAGTTGCAACATCAACCATATCATTTACGGTCTTTGCCTTAGAATAAATTAATTTAGATGAATCTACTCCCAATCTCTCCGCCCAGTCCTGAGAATATGAGTGCTCAGCATCAATCCAAGCACATGTCTTTCCAGACTTTTGAGCCTCTGCAATCATTTGAAGGCAGAATGAAGACTTTCCTGCAGACTTATTTCCCCAAACAAGAAT